GAGGAATATAACTTAATGCGCTGCTAAGAGCCGCCTGCTCCGCCGCCTTTGCAGCAGCAATCTCCGCCGCCTTTGCAGCAGCAATCTCCGCCGCCGACAGTCCTAAGGTAGAAGCAGTTTCGGCGAGAGCTGTTGATAACACTGGCGCAACAACAGCCTCCTTAACAACCTCAGTGGTGACTGTCGCCGCTCCTCCTCCTAGACCTCCTAGAGCCGAACCCAAACCTCCAGTTACAACGCTACCAGCAGCACCCAGCAAAATGGATTTCCATAAAGGAGTTTGACTTCCTGTAGCAACATTGGTTATGCCGCCGATAGCAGCCCCTAGCAACAACGCCGGAATAATTGCAAATGCCTCTGGCAATCCAGTCTCTGGATTGATAGTGACTTGGCCCGGAAAAGCGGAAGCTAAACCTTGAACCTCTGCAGGATTAACATGCATCAGCATGCTATCTCCGTAACGACCCTGATTGGAAAGATCGCTTGCAATACCTTGATAGTAATTATTGTTAGGCATTTGGCCCCACTCCTGTAATCATTTCTATTCCAAACGCTGTTACGGCAACATCTAAGTCTGACCCACCAGCTTTTGCTTTTAATATATCGCCAGGAGCAAGCGTTAGGTTTAACGTAAATATATCCGTCTCATCCGCGGTTAGAGTTCTTCCTGTAAATAGTTTAGTAGTAAATATAGGATCAGAATTTTTAACCACTGTAATTTCTATCGTTCCACCAGTTGCCGTTGTGGTGCAGACATAAAGCGTTGTCAACAATGTCTGCGTTTGACTCGAAACAGCCTTCGGAGAAAATACAATTTGATTTGACCCTGCGGTTACTGACGAAGAGGCGGCCTCTGGAACTTGGTATATTGATGTAAGAGCTTCATTTGTCAGATTTGCCTGTCCGAGAATGCTGTACCTATCAGCCATAAGTTTGAACTCCTGTGTTCACAAACAGCAAGCTCTCCCTCTTTGAAGCAGCAGAGGCAACACCAGAAGAAGCCGAAGAGGCTTCATTCAAAGAAGACACAACCAACAATAAATAGTTTTCCAAATTGCTTCTGAATTGATCCTCTTCTTCCTTTGAATAATCATCAGAAGCTCTATTTAATGGACGAAATAAAACACTCACTAGCGCCTACCATCTGGCTGCAAGTTGATTCGCAAATCCCCAAGTCTCCATTGAAAACCATCACCCGTTGTCTCTGCTTTTAACTGTACAGACCTAGCTCTACCTCTCACAGCAAAAGCAGATTCCTGAAAACCATCATCAACTTTATCCGGCGACCACTTTGAAGCCGTCGGCGGCGGTGGATTTGTTTCCGATGCCGGAAAGGAAGCAGACAAAGAATCAGTGGATGATATAGCCCCACCCGGATAATTCTTTCCCGTAATAGTGATTGGTATATTAAGAATTCCTGAACTTGTCCTATTAAATATCGCAATGTCTGGGATCAACTGGTCATAGAAGGAAAATGAATTCCCATCAGCAATCTCCATATCTCCACTGGTCACAAAGCAATTCATGTCTTTACTATTTGCAGAGTTTCCAGTTTCATGAATCATAACACCCGTATTCTCAATCACGGGACCAGAGCGTTCAGATCCAATCATGGATGGATTTGAATTGTAAGAAACAATGTACGTTGACATTGGATTACCAAAAACAATCGCATCCCTCCAAGACGTTCTGTTATACACAGAAGTTTGGATTGTTGTACTTGCATTATCCAATGGAGACATGTCTAGTTTTCCGATAGTCCAAACCTTGCTTAGGTAGTTAAAGCAAACATATCTATCCGGTTCATAAGATTTGGCAGATGGATAGAACCATTGCACTTCCGAGAACGAGGAGTTTGTAGATGCAAATACTTTCGCACTCTGTCTCGGATTAAAATCATCAAACACATAATTCGCCACAGGACAATACAATGGAGAAACAGACCCACTATAAACATAGAAGCCCTCTGTGCCCATGAAGAAAACAGAATTGGATGCGTCAATCGCAGCCTTAGCACCAATAATCTCAACACCTTGAGTGATCATGGTGAATGAAAACACACTCGGTGGACCAATAAATCGCATAGAATAAACAGAAGAATCTGTGAAAATAATCACTTCATCTTCGGTAGACACTGCACAAATAATCCTTGATCCAGATCTCAACATCTGACCACCGGATGTATTTATAACACTTGGAAACCAATCAAATGGATTGTTCTGATCAGACCATCTAACTAACAATGAATTTTGGCTTACCGTATCTTGAAGATCACTACACCCTAAAGCAATACAATGACCATCCTTCTTACTAATCAAGAAGCTATCCACCTTAGCTGGTGCCCCTACCGATCCATTAAAGTTTGTATCGTTAATCTCTTTAGCTACTCCCGTAATTGATCCTGATGGCGCACCACCCGGAGCATTTACACTTACATCCCAGTAAAAAAGCGGGCCACCAGAGTTTGCAAAAATGATATCTTCACCATAGTTATCAATATAAATTCTACGATTCTCAGCAAGCAAAGTCGCAAGACCCGCTGGCGCTCCCCACCCAGGCGCTGGTGGAGTCATTTGATAATAGAAATCAATAGTAGTTCCTCCCGCTACTATGTAGGTGGCATCATCGTTAGCGTTTAATCCTCCATCAACCTCAAAGAAAGACGTTCCAGATACTGCTGTAACTCTCAGCCACTTCCCATTAAGAGTAACTAAATCAATCCCGGCTACTTCAGCACCGGCAGGAAAACCATCATCAGCAGTGGTTCGAAAAAATACATAGTCATCTGTGGTTAACGCTGAAGGAACATTTCCGTTGAACCGAAGGATGGAAAAATTCTCAGTAGTAGGGCCAACACTTCCGTCAAATGTTCCACTTGTATACAAAGAAACGGCCCCAGTACCACCCCACCCACTGACTCCAAACCCCGAGCCCAAAACCACAGAACTAGTTCCTGATGAAATCCTAAAATGATATGTACTGTCACCGAATTCAGTGTTTGGACACCATTTTGTATTGCTAGCACTATCCTCTAAGTAGATCCAAAAATTACTGCTATCTACAATTTCAGTGATTTGGAATCCTTTGTCTTGATTAAGGATCGCATCTTCAAAACTTCCACCATCAGGAACTGTTGAGGATCCACTAAAATTAATCCAATCATTAACTGATCGACCGTGGTTAGAAATAGTTACCTTAAGAAAAGGAAGATCTTCGTCATTAGTACCAATCAAGTAATTTCCACCAACAGTCACACCAGACTCCGTTGGAGTGATGTCATAACTCGTCGCACCAGCTATCACATAATACTTCCAGTCTGTACCAACAAACTGATAGTTGTTTCCAGAGTAATCTCTGGATGTGAACGATTCCCGACCTATACCTTCTAATGTGTAAGTATTATCCCTTACCCACCCGCCGATTGTTTCAGCGTACTGACCACGAAACCGTATATTGTTTGAGTCCACCCAGCGACCAGAGCTACTGTAATCAGTGGCTACTTTATCTATACCGGGGGGAAGTTTTAATTTAGTAAGAGGCATTGGCTACCTCCATGCCCTAATAGTGATAGTCCAATTGGCATCAGTTATTGCACGCAAAATACCCGGCGACTTGTCCAGGACCGTCATCCCGCCTGGGGCGATGATCAGCGTTATATCCTCGATATCAGCCACAAGATAACCCCCAAGGTCACCGACAGTGGCGGCGGGTGAAACCTCATCACCGACGCTATAGTTGAATTCCGCTGTTACACAAACCAAAGTCAGTTGCATCAATCTAGGGATAGTAGAAAAACCATGTTCGTTTACACTCCCGCTACCTGCCGTCACCGTCTGCCCCGTTATTTCTTTATAGTCCCCATCCCCTGAAGTCTGGTTTCCGAATCCCCCTCCTCCAAACTCAACGTAACTTGACCCCGAACTGGTTCTTACTTTTAGTGTCCCAGAGTCAATCTTTATACCAACATCACCAGTATCACCCCAATTAATTTTACCCGCGACACCTGAAGCACGAATGAACGGGGTTGTAACAGCACTTTTCCATGTTCCATTAGTGATTGTTCCAACAGTGGCTAGGGATGATGCAGAAGAAAGGTTATTCGCAGTGCTAATATTGGGTTGGTTCTCGGCAGTAACCGTCCCTGCGACAACGGCTGTAGTGCAATTATCGGATGTACTGGCGTTACCAGTCAATGGACCAATGAATTCGCTGGCCCGCAAAGTAGAACCCGCAGCAGTTGTATTGTTAAGAGTGGTGAAGCTTGCTGCCGCTTTAGTACTACCACCAATCACTGTATTATTTACAGTGCCACCATCTATGGTTAGATCGTTAGCAACACGATCATCAGCAATGTCAGTCCCTTCCCATGTTCCAATCTCAATTGTTCCAACAGTGGCTAGCGATGATGCAGAAGTAAGGCTATTGGCAGTAGTAATTAGAGCCTGAACTCCCTGAGTAACTGTTAATGCTGTAGTGGCTGTGGCGGCAAGGCCAGAGGTATCTTGAGTCCCTGGAAGATTAACCCCAGGCAGGCTGATAGGAGCTGAACCATCAAAAGACACTCCACCTATAGTACGAGCAGTTGCTAGCTCATCAGCAGTATCAGCATTACCTGTTACGTTTCCAGTCACATTACCAGTCACATCACCAGTCACATCACCTGTTACATCACCCGTTACATCACCTGTTACATCACCAGTTAAATTACCACTTACATTACCAGTCAAGTTTCCAGAGACATTTCCATCCAAAGTTCCAACAAACCCAGTTGCAGTAACCTTGCCCGTTGACGGGTTGTAAGTCATCGTCCCATCGGACTCAAGACCCAGGTTTCCCACCAAGACTCCACCAGACGTGAAGACGATTGCGTTGTTTTCGTTATCTAATTCGTTGTCTGTAATAGTAACCGTGGTAGCAACGCTAGCAGAACCAGCGTTTCCAGAGATCGTACTCTGGTCGCCAGTGTTAGTTCCAGAAATGCTGGCGTCAGTGAGTGCTGTACTTAGAATCGCTGCGCTGAACGAACCCAAAGAGGTAGTGTTTCCGATAGATGTGATGGCCCCTGACAGGTCTGCATTTGTTGTTACTGTGTCTGCTTCACCAGTCAAGTTTCCAGTCACATTACCTGTTACATTACCTGTTAAGTTTCCAGTAACATTTCCAGCAACATTTCCAGTTAATGCTCCTGTCACATTACCAGTTACATTACCTGTGACATCACCAGTCACATCACCAGTCAGATCACCCGTGACATTACCAGTTACATTACCAGTTACATTACCAGTAACATTTCCAGCAACATTTCCAGTTAATGCTCCTGTAACATCACCTGTTACATCACCAGTCAGGGCTCCAATGAAAACATCCGCAGTAAACTCTCCATTGGAAGAATTGAATTTCAAATCAGTATTAGCCTTCGGCTCCAAGCCTGTGCCGCCTAGCTGAGTAGCGAAAAGTGGAAAACATGTTGTATCCGATGACTCCGTGCCTATGGTTATGGATGTAGCCGTACCAGCCTCAACAGCTTCCCAGCTAGCTCCACCCGATCCATCGGCTCTGAGAAATTGTGTTACTAGACCCCCGGCAGAGTTTATTTCTGTGCCTTCAATGTCAACAAAAGCGCCATCGATTGCAGTTCCTTGCCATGTTCCATTCCCAATTGTTCCAACAGTGGCTAGAGATGATGCAGAAGTAAGGCTATTGGCAGTAGTAATTAGAGCCTGAACTCCCTGAGTAACTGTTGCAGCGGTTCCTGTTACATCACCTGTTACATCACCTGTGACATCACCTGTTACATCACCAGTTAAATTACCTGTTAAGTTTCCAGTAACATTTCCTGTCAGGGCTCCAATGAAACTACCTACAGTCAACTCTCCAGTCCCAGAGGAATTGAATTTCAAATTAGTATTAGCCTTCGGCCCTAAATCTCCAGTTGCCTCATTAACGAAAAGTGGAAAACATGTCGTATCCGTTGACTCATCAGTCACCTGTACAGTTGTAGCCGTCATAGCCGCAACAACTTCCCAACTAGCTCCATCCGTTCCATTCACTCTGAGAAATTTATCACCAATTTCACCAGTAGACTTTATACCAGTACCTTCGATATCAATGTTTGCAGATCCGTTGAAGGATGTTCCCGAAATGGTTCTCGCAGTAGCCAGAACGGTGGCCTTGCCCGCTGTCAGGCTTGCAGCAGTTCCAGTTATGCTGGTTCCGACCAGCGCTGACGGTGTGCCGAGTGCTGGAGTTACTAGCGTTGGACTAGTACCAAAGACCAATTCACCGCTTCCTGTCTCGTCTGTTATTATTCCGCGCAACTGAGCGGATGTTGTATTAGCCATGACTGAAAGATTGTCAGTAGTAATTACGCCGTTAGTTACTGTTCCAGTTACATCACCAGTTACATTACCAGTTACATTACCAGTAACATTTCCAGTTAAATTACCACTGACATTTCCAGTCAATGCTCCTGTTACATCACCTGTTACATCACCTGTTACATCACCTGTTACATCACCTGTTAAGTTTCCAGTAACATTTCCAGTAACATTTCCAGCAACATTTCCAGTTAATGCTCCCATTACATCACCAGTCACATCACCTGTTACATCACCTGTTAAGTTTCCAGTAACATTTCCATTAACATTACCAGTCAATGCTCCTGTGACATCACCAGTGACATCACCTGTTACATTACCAGTTACATCACCTGTTAAATCACCAGTCACATCACCTGTTAAGTTTCCAGTAACATTTCCAGTTACATTACCTGTAAGACCTCCAAAAAATGATGTCGTAGTCAGAACTTGCGTACTTGGTACATACGTTAAACCACTATCATACCTTGCAGGTTCCTTCGCTGCGGCCCCATTCACAAAGGCAACATTAAAAGTAGATCCACTTGATCCTGTATCACTTGTGGAAACAGTTCCGGCATTGCCTGTTGCATCACCAGTCAAGTTTCCAGTCACATTACCTGTTACATCACCTGTTAATGCCCCAACTACATCACCAGTGAATCCGACAGAAGTGATAGTTCCTAGCTGAGCCCCTGAGTCGGCAAAGGTGATGGTCCCGTTATCTGCGTCTAGCGTTATTCCAAGAGAGGAGGCCAATGTAACGGCTGTTCCTACTAGTTCGACAGTACCATCAGCAGCAATCAGAATGTCGGCTTCTGCACCAGATGCATCATCGGAGATAATAGAGAGGGTTCCTTTAGCTCCGCCCGTGATCTTGGCAACATCACCTGTATCTCCAGAGATAGATATGACCTTGCCATTCAGATTAATACTATCAACATCCAGATTCGTTAGAGTTCCAACGGAGGTGATAGTTGGCTGCGCTGCTACCGAAACTGTTGCAGCAGTACCAGAGGTATTTTGATCCCCAGCAATATCAACCCCAGGCAGGCTGATGTTCACTGATCCATCAAAAGACACTCCACCTATATTGCGAGCAGTAAATAACTCATCGGCAGTATCAGCATTACCTGTTACGTCACCTGTTAAAGGTCCGGCAATCGTTGTACCAATAAGATCGCTGAATGTTCCATTAGCAGCAGTGGTTGCACCTATGGTAGTACCGTCGATAGCTCCAGAATCTATATCGACTTTGCTGATATTGACTTCACCAGTGCCATCAGGAGCTAAATCAATATTGCCATCAGTGTCAGTAGAAATAATGGTGTTCCCATTAAATTTCAAATTGTCAACACTAATATAATCTGTCGCCTCAAGCGGTTTCGCTACAACAACCTTACCCGCACTTGTGTCAATCTTTAGATAACTATCAGAACCACTCTTTATATCTAACGCGGCAGCATCTGCTGCAATCGCATCCACAGTAGCGGCAGCAGAGAATCTAATACCTGTGTCAAGCTGCAGTTTTGCCAAGACGTTCTTAACATGAGTACCCGCACTTGAGATCAATGCGTAATATCCACTGGCTACTGGATAATCTGTTCCTCCTCCACAGTCAAACGTAAGGATTTTTTCCGTATTGTTAAAAACAACAAGGAACCTCTCTGGAAAAATAGAAGCTGTTCCCCCTCGGATATCCACTCTGGTATCAACTGCTGCGTTGGTGAATGTGACAAATCTAGCGCGACCACTACTAGCCCCAGAACTACTAATAGATCCCTCATCTACAGTCCAAACACGCACACCTTCGGTATATTCTCCATCACCCGCCGATGCATCATCGACGTTAACAGACGATGACCCGCCGACCGCCTGCTCAAGCCTCTCAAAATTGATATTAGTAGAATCACCCCAAGTACCAGCCTCAAGACCATCACCAATAAGCTTGATCTGATAACCAGTGGAATAACCAGTTGAAGCACCCATTTACTAACCCCCTACCTGTGCCGCAGACATAGGCAAAGCAGGTCTAAAGTCATCAGAACTCAGTCTTGCTTCATCCGTATTCTTGATCATATAAATCCCCTCCATAAACCTTTTCTCATATAACTGAATCATGTCTGGCTCACCCTTCATATACGCATACGCTTGAGCCAATGCACCATCGAGCAGCACACTGGGATACGTTATTGAGAGCCAAGTTTCTGTAGTATCGTCCACACCCCCTGTAATCGAAGTCGATGGGGATTTAGCGTAATAAGTAAGAGTCATCGTGTACACAGCATTGGGTATCGGCCCAAGACGTATTGTCTTATTTGGACTGCTTCCGGCTCCAACAGCAGAAGATGAGATCGCATAATACTTTGGAACGCCTTTGTATGGCTCTGTTACATCGGTTTTGCTGGATGGATATGCCTCTAGAAGAAAATCATAATCTTTCTGAAGCAAATAAATAACTGGACCCTCTTCAACAGGCCCGGAAACAACAGAGACATCCTCTGCAATACGAACCGAAAGTACATCCAATATCCCTTCCGTCGTACCACCGAAAGTATATTCTGATTTTCCATCAACTAAAGCCATTGTAGCTACCTGCGCCCATCGAGAAGACATATCCACAAGAGAAAGGATGATGTCCTCTGATGCAATGAAAAAGTTTGGAAGATTAGTAAGGAAACTCAGCTCAGTATTTGCACAATAATTCTCAACCGCTGTCTTTAATTCACCGTAATTCATTTTCTAAACCGTGTAATACTTTCCGCCACGAATAGCTTTTCCTACTCCGCGAGCATCTTTGAGTGGCCGCTTGCCACCATTCTTGGTAACAGACCCACCGATCTGATATCGCTTTGTATATTCCATAGGCGTACCAGTCTTTGATGACTCTTCGCGAGCCTCTTTTATTCCTGCTGGTGTGTATGCGAAATGCTTTTTTCCAACTTTAGGCATCTTGCTTCTCCTATTACCACGGCCCTATTGGGTCAGGTTCTAGATTGAAATTGTGAAATGCAACTACTTCTATGTAATCAATGTCAATATCACCAGCATTTAGATCACCGGGTCTAGCGTCGAAATAGTCAAGTCTCAATGTCGTGACCGTCCCGGTCCAGTCGGCGTTATCTGTCAGATCCCAAACAATCTTAAATGTACTAGCCATGTCTCTATTAGTCTGGGAGAATCCATCAGAAGGCTGAGTTAAATTGAAATACGGAGCCCTCTGAAGTCGCCGTGAAATGCCTCCATGTATGGGGTTGGGAATGTCTGGAGGCTCCCCTGTCCCTGTCCCCCAGTAAAGCTGGCCTTGGAACCCCTCCAGCGAAGATACATTTTCCTGCTCTCTCAATGGATAACTATTCACTGTAAACTGAGTC